TGCCTCTACAGCTACCGACAACAAGTGACCGCCAACCATGGCGCGACCATAGACAACAGGAATTGTTGAACCGTTACCAATCGTATTGGCTGGCCCGCTGTATGCGTAAGATTGCTGACCACTTGCACCGCGCGTTACACCCTGTGGGCGATTACCACGAACATTAGTGGCCATTCGACGCCTGCCAATCTTTGGCAGTTCTGGCTGTGGCGAGATTAAATTCGCTACACCACCAAGAATCATGCTTGCGCCAATCGCACTAATTGCTGTACCCAGTGCAGTACCAAATACGCCACCTGCTACTCCAATCGCGCCGACAGCAGGAACAGCAGCAGCCGAACCTGCAGCCAGAAGACCACTCCCAAGTGCTTGAGTGCCAAAGATGCCTGCCCCAGGCAGCAAAAATGAAGCCGCAACTAGACCAACACCAATCAAAATCTGATTCGTCGATGCTCCACCACTGCCGCTGATCACCGGCACAAGCATCATCGGCCTGCTGCCAAACGGTAAATGCAGTTCGTCATATCCCATCGCCGCACCAGACTGAATCAGCTTGTAGCCAACACCGTTCTGGTGCGCTGTCACCAAATCTTTCTGCAGCCTCGGATAATTAAGACAAAGCAGCTTGATCGCGTCTGCTGGTGTCCTTAAGTTGTAATACTCGTGTTGTGTGCCGTATTTTTCGCCCAGCTCACCGGCTAACATCACCAGTTGCATAGCGGTAAACGGCGGCAACGCTCTGCCTATAGTACCGTCCAAAAGGTTCTACCGCACTCAAGCTGTTGAACCGTTGATGCAAAATCTCATCCGCACCAACATAAATTGCTGCGTGCATTGGCGTCCTGGTCATCAGCTTCATGATCACCATGTCCCCAACCTTGCGTGAGTTGAAATCAACTGGACGAAAGCCGCACAACTCAGCTTGCTCTAAAAATATGCTGCTCGTCGTCTCAAGATCCTCTGGCCTTTTAAAATCTGGCAACAATACTCCTCTTAGCCTGTAGTAGTCACGGATTAACGTGAAACAATCCTGCGTTCCATACACAAACTCTTTGCCTATCAAGGATCGATAGTTGACCATTCGCCGTCAGGAATAGAATAGATATGCCATACAAGCTTAGTTTGACTGCAGCTTTTGCGATCTGGCTCACTAGCTTCACCGCCTAACGGGTGAGAATGCACGACAGCTTCAATCGTTCCAGACAACATCGCTTCCATATAGTCAGTGGCGTTTAGGATAAAAGTCAGCTCTGGGTCGTCTGCAACGTTTTGGCACGGCCAATACTTGCCATTAACAAGTAAACCGCAAGCTTCTTTTGGGTACTCAAGAATTGCGTGGTTTTCCGCCTTACGCCTGGACTCTTGATCCAAGGAATCCCCCGTATGGAATCGATACATCATTCTTGCCTTCGTTGTCTGGAAAGCGAAGCCTGCAACTGCTCACCCGTTTGCCGCATACATCAAATTTGTCCACAGCCTGGTCAAAGGTCAAACTATTAATTGAAGCCAGCGCCTGCATTTCAGCTTTGGAAATCTCGATGTCGTCAACCTGAAAATACCTTTTGGCTACATAGCCGCACTCGGTTCCCCTATACCTCCAAGGACAAAACTCAGTCACTTGACGACGTGGCAATTCAAGATTTGTCAGGTCAAGTTTGGCTGTCAGCTCAAATTCAACAAATGCCAAGTTCTCATTTGCCACCCTGTCGATATACCAAACCTCTTCTGTCTTTGCGGCTGGATCGGCAGTTGCATTGCCACCACTAAAGTTAGCTGCGTCTAAGAATTTTTTAAACGTACGGATACGCACCACCTGCGCTTTGAGTGGGTTGTAATTTTGCTGAACAATTAAAGAGCTAATCGCACCATTGGCGTTGGCAACTTTTAAAGTTGGTCGCGCAATCATACCTTGGCCTGATGTCTCAAGCCCCGTCATCTCTACAGGTACAGCAGGATAGGTCTTGCCGTCAAAAACAATGTTAGTGATAAGGTCATTCGTCCCAGGGTGATAATAAAGTGTTTCCTCAACATTATTAACGGCTTGCGTTAACCGCACCTCAAACAAGTCAATGACTGCCGTTGGCTCAAGTTTTTGCAGCTCCTCAAAATATGCAGGTGCCGCTGTGCGTAAGTCTTCAACAAACTGGGGCGTGTTATCGCTCATGGCTCAAATACTTGCACGAATGACGTGACGATCTCCGCTCGATCAACAAATGGAATCGTCTTCGTCCATTCTGTGCAGATAAATTTGCTGCTGGTCGCTTCGCCAGGTGGAGTGTAGGTAAAAGTTTCTACACCACCTCTTGCATCAAGGAAGTCTTCGATCGTGTCAGCTTCTGTTTCTGACACACGGAAGGTCAGGTTATAGATCTTTGGATTTTGGTTGATGCCAAACGTTGCACGCTGGCTATAGCCGCTCCCAAACTGGGAGATACGCACCTGTGGTGCGCTTTGCTTTGTCAACCCTGGTGCGGGATCAAAATCGGGGAAGGCACTCATTAGCGGGACAATAAGCCTCCAGGTCGCTGTTGCTTAATCAATTCTGCCTGCACAGCCGCTCCAATCAACCCTCCAAGCTGTTTGCCGGCACCACTGTCACCTGAAGCGGAACTGCCTTTGGCATCAACGTTAACGACAACGTTTGTCGCACCACCTCCACCAAGCTTGTTGTTTGGAACGATTGTGCCAGAAGTGTTTGGAACGAATAACTCAGGGCCGCGCTCACCCACGATTGAAGGCTTACCGACTGGCGGGCGGCCTCCATTCGCAAAGCCTGAAAGACCACTAAACAGTCCAGCTCCGGTGCTCTTGAGAGCAGTATTGACACCAAGTTGCAAAAGAATGCTTGCAACGTTACGAAGCGCGTCTGCAGCAGTGTCCGCAAGAGATTTAGTTTGGTCTACTGCAGCACTGAGCGTGTCAACAACACCGCTAGCAATGCTTTGACCTATCTGGTCGTATATCTGTTGCATCCTGTCCGCAATAGCAGCTTGCTTCTCTAGCTCGGCATTGCCTCTGATTAGATTCTCAACTCTTGTTGCGTCCGCCTTCTCCAACCCTTCGGTTTTTTCAGCAATCTCTTGCGTCAACCTAACTTCATCTTCCCTGCCATTCAACTTGGCTTTTATCAAAGCTCCCTCGTTCTCTAAGTTCCCAACGAGTTCTTCTACTTTTTTCGCTTCTTGGGCTTTAACTTGCGCTGCTTTGCTGTCGATGTCTTGAATTTGTTGAGATTGGTTAACTCTTTCAATAGCAATTTCTTTGGCCTCCACCTCCGACGCGAGCCCTTTTGCCTTAATTTTGTCTATCTTGGCAGCAGAAATTTCTCTAACTTTGTCTTTTTCAAGGAGAGTCTGAGTTACCTTGTCTTCATTAAGCGCTGCTTGTGCAATTTGCTTATTAAGAACGAGCAGTTTTTGTTTTAGGCCAAGCTCAATATTCAAGCTTGGAAGACGATCTTTTTCAACTTTTGTTTTGGGTGGCTTAACGCCACCGAGGTCTGGAATGTCAGCCGTAACTTGAAGTTTTGGTAAATACTTTTCTACTAACTCTCGCTGGTCGGCGGGAGACAATACGCCAACTCCACCCGCGGTCCCCATGCTGGACATCATTCCGGATGCCCCTGTAGCGCCAGAAGCAGTTGCTGCTAAATTTGCTGCTCTTCTTGAAGCGACATCCGCATCAAAATCTGTACGAGCCTGCCCGGTAAGCTCACTTTCTAATACTTTGAACTGACCGCTAGTCGTTACTGCGCCTAATACGCTATTTATAAGTGCAAAAAAGTCCTTCAGCGGTCCGGCAATTAAAGCTTGCAACTGAAGTGTTAAGGCGCTCCACAACCTGGTTGTTTTATCACTTTCTGTGCCTAAATCTTGTAAGGCTGTTACCCCTTCGTTCCCTATTTTTTGCACAAGTTCTGTTGTCAGTAACGCACTTAATTTTTCAATTTCTCCAAGATTTTCAAGTTCAGCAGCTCGCTTTTTAATTGCATCCTTGCTAAACAAGGACTTTTCACGCATTAACTCCAGCGCACCGCTAGTTGAGTTCAGGGCTTGGCCAACCGCTGCTGTGTCTTTTGCAAATGCTTCGACCTGTGCAGCAATTGCGCTAGCAGCGATTGCCCCGCCTAATCCACCTGCCGCTCCACCAAGGCCGCCTGCTAACGCTTGGATTGGACCGCCGCCAAATAACAGCGGAAAGCCAGCGCCTGTTGCAATGTCTGTAAATTTCCTAGATCTACCTGCCTGTGCTTTTGCTTGATCCGCTTTTTTTCTAGTTTGAGCGTTTAATCTTCGATCGAAATCCTTTAACGCAACATCGTTCTCTTCCTTGTTTAATTTTAAAGTTTTCTGATGTTCTGCGTCTAGCAGAGCCATCTTTTTGTCAAAAACTAACTTGTCGTTAGCTTTTTCTCTTACCGTCTCTTGTTGTTCAAAGGTACGAGTTACGCGATTGACCTCGGTTTCTGCCGCGACCATTGCGGCCTGAGCAGCCTTAATTGCTTTAATTCGTCCGCCTACTGCTGTGGATTGCCCGGAAAAAACAAACGAAGGTTCTGGGCCAATTGGGCTGGAATATGCTTGCGCGGTAGAAACCCCGGCGCCTGGTCTCATGTAACGACCAGCCATACTGCCGCCAGCCTGACGGGCCGACGCAGCAGCAGCGTTGTATTCTTTCAGAGCAGCAGTAGCTTTTTCCCTGCCCTGTATTTCCTGCTGAACCAGCTTATTAGTTAAGTCCTGAGCGCCATTTGCGGAGCCCAGAGCGTCAACATAATCTCTAATAGCTTTTGCATAATTACCAGCAGCCTGCCCAGACTTGTCTAAGACAACTCTCGTCTTTGCAAGATTGGCAGTAGCTTCTTTTAAGGTTCTATTGTACTCATTTAAACTTGCAACCTGCTTGCTGCCAAAGACAGTGCTTCTGTTGACTTTGTCAATACTGCCAGAAAGAGTGTTTACCCTGGCAAGAAGCTTTTCAAGAGCAGCTGTGCCCTTAGTCCCGACTTCAATAGTTGCGGAATAAGAGGCCACAAGTCAAAAACTCCTATTTTCCCACTCTACCTGCGCCTACGGACCTTTGCTAACTCCTTCTCTTGTTCTTCGTTCAAAATTTTAAAATACGCGCTCCAACCCAAAACCTCTTCCGCTGTCATCGTTGACCGTAGCTCCGACAAGCTCATACCCAGCTCCTTGGCAATGCCAAACTGCAGCATGAGCCAGTTATCCTTCCGAAGCTCGGCTCCTAGGATTTTGGGTCGATTGCCTCTTCTTCTTCGTCGTCAGTCAAAATCGCCAGCATCAAAGACTGCAAATCCTTATCCTTCACCTCGTTCTTAAGCACATCAACTTCGCCAGCCAAAAACAACGACTCCCCAACTTCGTCCTTAGCTTTCGTAATCAAAAGCTGCAGAGCAAACGCATTGGCGTCATCCGATCCAGCACGCTTTTGAGCACGCTCACGCTCTGCCATCGTCAATGGCGTAACCCACATCTCAAACTTGCTGTCGTCTGAAAGAGTAACGACTCTCTTTGTTGCTTCTAAATTTGCGGCTTTCTTGAGACGGTCAATGGCGCGTAATGCCATGAGTTACAACTAATTGTCTTACTACACTAGCACTAAAAAAGCCCCTAACAATGTCAGGGGCCTCTTTATCATCAATCGACTATTAGCTCTTAGCGAAGTCGAATGTAGGAGCTGCAGTTGGACGGAAGTTAATTGATACTGCCTGTGCGTCGTCAGGAGTAACTGAATAACTCGCAGAAGTCAGCACCGCTTCCATTGAGATGGAACGGCTAGCCGCGTCATCTGGCGTACCA